GGAGGTAAACATGACTGGTACTTTTATGTTCCCTAGGAACGCTTTTTTAGGTTTCGACCATTTATTCGATGAACTCGAAAACATCACAAATCACGCAAAAGATACATATCCACCGCATAACGTTGTCAAAGACGGCGATATGAAGTACGATATTGAATTAGCTATTGCTGGTTTTTCAAAAGAAGATATATCTATAGAACTCAAAGATCACGTGCTTACAATTACGGGCGATCGTGAAGCTAGAAGAGATCAGAACAAATATGTTCATAAAGGTATATCTGGTCGAAAGTTTGTAAAGTCGTTCAGGTTATCAGAGTACGCAGAAGTCAATGGTGCGGATTTAACGGATGGGATTCTTACTGTCAGTATAGAAGTGGTCCTACCGGAAAAGATGCGACCCCAGCAAATTTCAATCGGAACTGGGAGAAAAACCAATGACAACAATAGTGCTCAACTACTCAACGAGTCTGCTTGAAAGCCTATCAAAATCTTTAAAAACTTTATTAATCAAACTGTATATGGGTTGGACAACCGCTAGACAGAAATCTACAAATAGAGAAGTTGCTATACTTTTACTTAGACATGCTAGGTCAGATTATATGCACGAAACTGTAGATAGTTTAACAGTTAGATTAAATGAAAAGATGGGGCTAAAATGATTCAATCAATATTAAAATATATTTGGAACTTAAGGCCTAAATCTCAACAAGAACTTAGAGAAGAATGGCTTGCTAGTTCGCACGACTTAGTTGAACTAGAAAGAAGACAAAAACAACTTATCAATCCTAATCTAAAAGGATGGATATAAATAAAAGGGACGGGGAAACTCGTCCCTTTAAATTTAACAGGAGATGAAATATGGCATTTAGTTTATCGTCGAGAAGTCGAGGAAAATTAGAAGGCGTCCATCCAGATATGGTCGCGGTAGTTGAAAGAGCAATAGAAATAACTAAAGTTGACTTTGGCGTCACTTATGGAGTTAGAACTTTAGAAGAACAGAAAAAATTATACGAATCTGGTAGATCTCAGACTATGAATTCAAAACATTTACTTCAAGATGGCAGCGGTTATTCGCATGCCGTAGATGTAGTAGCTTATGACGGATCAGACGTCATTTGGGAAATAAATGTTTATGATGATATATGTGATGCATTTAAACAAGCAGCCGAAGAAAAAGGCGTGGCGATAAAATGGGGTGCTGCATGGTCTGAAGGAGATATTAGATCATATCCAGGTACAGCAGAAGATGCTATGAACGCTTATATAGATTTAAGAAGAAGTGAGGGAAGACGTCCTTTTATTGATGGTCCACATTTTGAACTTATGTAAAAAAACAGTTTACAAAAATTTATATTTGTGATATAATTATATTATGTCTAATTTTTATACTTCAGTAGTTCGCTACGGTAATTCTATGTTGTATCGTGGCTATGATAGCTCTGGTAAAAACGTATATCGTAAAGATAAGTTTTCGCCAGAGTTTTTTGTTTCATCTAAAAAAGAAACTGGTTGGCATTCGTTGTACGGTCATAACGTTGGTAGACTAAGTTTTATGACAATGCGTGAAGCAAAAACATGGATAGAAAATAATAAAGAAGTAGCAAACCGTAAAGTGTTTGGTACTACAAATTATATACATCAGTATATAACCAATAAATTTCCAAACGAAATAAAATTTAAAAGAGAATGGATTAACGTAGTCACTATCGATATCGAAACAGATTATGACGATGGTTTCCCACATCCAAGCGAAGCAACTCAAGATGTTTTAGCTATTACTGTTAAATCGAGTAAGTCTGATGTATTTTGGGTATGGGGTTATGGTGATTATGACGTAGATAAAGCACTTATCAAACCAGTTGTTTACGTAAAATGTAAAGATGAAAAAGATCTATTCAATAAATTTTTACAGTGGTGGTCTAAACCAGATCAAATGCCCGACGTTATTACTGGTTGGAATACAAGATTTTTTGATATTCCATATTTAATAAATCGTACTGCTCGTATCCTTGGTACTGATAGTGTAAAAAGGTTTTCGCCATGGGGTATGGTAGAAAGTAGAGAGATTACACGTAGAGGTAAAAAAGAAGAAGTATACGATATAAGAGGTATACAAACTTTAGATTATCTTGAACTCTTTCAAAAGTTTGGTTATACGTACGGTCCACAAGAGTCATATAAATTGAATCATATAGCTTATGTTGTTCTTGGTGAAAAGAAACTTTCTTATGAAGAGTCTGGTTCATTAAGAAATCTTTATAAAGATGACTTTCAAAAGTATATCGATTATAATATGAAAGACGTACAATTAGTCGATCGTCTTGAAGATAAAATGGGATTGATTACTTTAGCCATGACTATAGCCTATAAAGGCGGTGTTAATTATCAAGATACCTTTGGAGTAACATCGATATGGGAATCTATCATTCATAGAAAACTATATTCACAAAAATTAGTTCCACCTGCTATATTACCAGAAGCGCGTAAATTTAAATTTGCTGGTGGTTATGTGAAAGATCCACATGTTGGCGCTCATGATTGGGTAGTTTCTTTCGATTTAAATTCTCTATATCCTAATCTTATCGTACAATATAATATGTCGCCAGAAACTCTTATCGATCAAAGTCAGAAAAACGGTGTTGATTATTATTTAAACGGAGGATTACCAGATAAAACTAAATTTGCAGTTGCCGCAAATGGTTCAACGTATCATAAAAAATTTGATGGTGTATTACCAACTATCATCGAAGATTATTATGCAGAACGTACGTCTATAAAAAAGATAATGTTAGCTACAGAGCAACAATATCAAAAGACAAAAGATGAAAGTCTACAATCTGAAATCAACACACTTGGTAATCAGCAAATGGCTATTAAGATTTTGATGAACTCTCTTTATGGTGCTTTAGGTAATCAATACTTTAAATATTTTGATTTACGATTAGCAGAAGGTGTAACTTTATCTGGTCAGCTTGCCATACAATGGGCTGAAAAAGCAATGAACGAAACTATGAACGAGGTAATGAAAACAAATGATAAAGATTATGTTATCGCTATTGATACTGATAGCTTGTATATCAATTTTGGTCCTTTAATAAAACAATTAAAACCAAAAGATCCAGTTAAATTTCTTGATAAAATCTGTATTGAACATTTTGAACCAACTCTGAAAAAAGCTTATGATAAATTGTTTAATAACATGAATGCGCATAAAAATCGTATGGAAATGGGTAGAGAAGTTATTGCTGATCGTGGCATTTGGACTGCAAAGAAAAGATATATTCTTAATGTTCACAATTCAGAAGGTGTACAATATGCTGAACCTAAACTTAAGATTATGGGTATCGAAGCCATAAAATCTTCGACTCCTGAGATTTGCCGAGATAAGTTTAAAGAAATATTTAAGATTATATTATCAGGTTCAGAACGGCAAACTCAAGAATATATCGCAAGCTTTAAAGAAGAATTTTGTAAATTGCCACCAGAAGAAGTAAGTTTTCCTCGTTCAATATCTAATATAACTAATTGGCAAAATCGTGGTACTTACAAGAAAGGTACTCCGATTCATGTACGCGGTTCTATACTATATAATAAATATTTAATACATAATAAATTAACAAGAAAATATGAATCAGTAGTTAACGGTGATAGGATTAAATTTACATATTTAAAAATACCAAATTCAATTCACGAAAATGTTATAGCATTTCCTGATGTTTTACCAACGGAATTTAAACTTCACAAATACGTTGACTATAATTTACAGTTTGAAAAAACTTTCATCGAGCCACTTAATTTCATACTTAACGCTGTAGGGTGGTCTGCCGAAGAAAAAGCTACGTTAGAAGATTTCTTTGTTTAAGCATTTACAAATGATAAAAAATGGAGTATAATATAATATGACAAAAAATTGGGTAAAAGATATTAATAACATGCATGCTAAGTTTGGTGTACATGATTGGTTTAAAAAAACAAAAGATAAAGGCGAATTGCATAAGCTTGAAAAGTTTTTAGAATTTCGTCTTAACTTTTTAAAAGAAGAACTAGATGAAACACGTAAAGCTGCTTTTACAGATAAAAATCCTGAAGAGATAGTTGATGGATTAATCGATCTTTGCGTTGTTGCCATCGGTACTTTAGATGCTTTTGGCGTTGATGCGTATAAAGCGTGGAATAGCGTACATAAAGCTAATATGTCAAAAGAACCCGGTGTTAAACCGTCAAGACCAAATCCTTTAGGATTACCTGATTTAATTAAACCAGATGGATGGAAAGGTCCTAGCCATAAGAAGAATCATGGAAATATAAATGATGGTATTAAGAAAAGATAATGATTAAATACACAATATTTAAAAATATATTCGATAACAAAACTGATAAGATATTAGAACATCAAGATTTTGATTCTTTCGAAAAATTATTATATGATTTATCTAAAAGAAAACTTAAATCAAAGAAAGACGCTGTTCTAATATCTCCTGCTGTGTATAAAAAAGATACTACACGAGCAAACGATAACGTTATCGAATGGTCTCAATGGTGTTGTGTTGATGTTGATGATTTTGAATTTAAAGGAGATTTAAAAGATGAGCTACTTACTCGCTTTAGTCATTTGCGTTTTGTGTGTTATAGTACTGCAAGCTCTAAGACTAATGCTCCAAAGTTCCGACTCGTGTTCCCAGTTAGAAACAATGTCCCGAACGATAGAATTAGAAAATTCTGGTTTGCACTCCAATCCGAACTCGGTGAACTTGGCGATAAGCAAACTAAAGACTTATCGAGAATGTATTATATCCCTGCGAAATATGATCGTGCTTTTAATTTTATATTCAGTAACAATGGTGATGTTCTTGATCCCGATGCTTTAATAGCAAAACATCCTATGCCAGAAAAAGCTACGCTTAATAGTTTTTTCGATAGATTACCTGAAGCATTGCAGAAAGAAGTTTTAGAATATAAGAAAAATAAACTTGATAATGATTTTTCTTGGTCTTCTTATCGCGATTGTCCATTTTGGCCTATGCAATTAGCAAATGAATATAAGACGATTACTAAAACTGGTTGGTATCATAAGATGTATCAAATTATGGTTGCTATAGCTGGTAATGCTATTAAGTCTAAATATCCTATAAACGTGGATGAAATCACAAATCTATGTCGTGAGTTTGATATCGATAACGGTAATTGGTATCAAAAACGTCCGATTAAAAAAGAAGCAGATAGAGCATTAGAATATGTCTATCGTAATGTGTAACATAAAAGACACAATTACATAAAAAATTCAATTAATTTAAAAAAAATGCGTTTTTACCGTGTACATTTCTGAAAAAAGTATTATATTAGTATTATAACAAGGAGAAATTATATTATGATTGATACACCAATATTTGATAAAATACATTATTTAAGCGCAGGTGAAGGTAAATTAGAACTTCACAATAGTACAGGAATTGTATGTGCATCTAACGATCCATTAGAATTAGCAAAAGCTTTTATTACTTTTGGATATTTTGATTCATTTAGAACTTCTTCAAGTTTTGATTTTGGTGTAGAATCTGGTTTCGAGTATGATTCAGCTGTACACGATTTATTTGAAAAAGCTTTTACTGTATTAGAAGGGTTAGTTTAATGATTAATAAAATAATAAAAGAATTTAAAGTAAAATTCACCGAAGCTTCTTATGAAGCTAAAACAACTGCTATTGATATAATTCAAGATTATAAACCAAAAAATTATCGTGAATTACAAGGCAATATTATTAACTGTTTTACAGTAAAAGAAATTTGTAAAGTATTATCTAATATTAAGTGAGAAACATATTATGAATAAATTTATTGAAATTAATAAAATTGTATCTGCTACGCCAGACAATTATATTTTAAAACGTTTACGTGAGCGTGCAGAAAAAAGTTATCAAAGCGGTAAACGCGATCTCGATCTTATGAGTGAACGTAGACGTTGGGAAGCAGAGTTTCCCGAGTATCATCAGTGTCAAGTTGACTCTAAGCAAGAAGTTTATTGGGGTTTTCAATACGATACTATGCACAAAGATTTTGGTGAAATGGAATATAAGCAGTTCGCTAAGAAAGGCGTTAAGCTAAGTCCATATGCACAAGACCGCATCAACGACGGCACAGTCAAATACATTGTTGTTTGGAAATGGGCTGATGGAAATCGTTGGACTCCACTTGAAGCAAATAAACAAGCTAACTACGAAATCTGTGGTTATGTAGAAGCTAATCGTGCTCTTGAACTTCTTCAAAATATA